GTGCTGTTGCCTTGACTGGCAAAAGCAAAGTTATCATCAATGACTAAGCCTTTCTCTCCATACCATTTAGTCAGTTCCATCTCTTAATGTTCTCTCCAATTGTCCTGTTTCTGCTTGATGGTTGGCCCAATTAAGATATTCTCTTACAGCCTTACCAAATAGCAGTTCTCTTTTTTCTCTATCCCATTCGTGCATAACATAAGAACCTGTGTCCTTTGCTATCTCAAGATAGGTATCTTTGGTTTGTTTGATTGCGTAATCTAAGCCCTCGTTGCTCATCTGCGCTACATTCTTGAGTCGTTCACCTTTTTTTGTTTTATCTAGGTGATCCATACTACAAGCTCCAAACCAAGTGTCATCTTTACCATATACAAACCCTTTCGCTGGCGCTCTACAAAAAGCGCACAGCGATGGTTTACTTATTAATGGATTAAAAAGGGATCTTGTCGCCAAGATCGTCTTCTTTTTTCTCTGCTACTTTATCAACTACAGCATCCCATTGATTGCCACCCTCAACAGATTTTGCTGCATCTTGTTTAAAGTTTTCGTGATTAACACCTTTAGCTGGTTGCCAATTGCTACCAAACTTAGAGTCGATCTCTGGGTAGTTGTTTTCGTTTAGCTTTAACATACAACTAACTGTCTTACCATTAAGCTCGTTAGTGTCTTTTAAAGTTCCAGTAATGCCAGCTGCTTTTGCAAGACCTGCCATTTCCTTCATACCAAAACCAACATACTTAGGATTGTCATGTGCAACAGTTACAGTAAAACCTGTTTGTAATCCTGTTCCCGCAATCCTAAAGTTAAGTTGCATACCCATCCAACCATTCTGACCTGATCTTAATTCTTCATTAGTATTTACATACTCAAGATCATATCTTCCTGGTTTTATATCCGTTTGTTGTTCGACAACTTCCACATCGCCGAAAAAATTACTTATATCCATATTGATACCCTTTATATCTATATATTAATTAACCTGGATCGTAAGAATCATAATCAGATAAGTATTCGATTAAATCCTCACAATCCGCCTGCATTGAAATAAGCCAATGTAATCCGTCAGTAGGTAAAGAGTTGTCCTCTGGATTGATAGAATCTATGTGTTTATTTAAGATCATATCAAACAGTTTTAAGGTTCTCTTTACTCTAGCAACTTCTCCTAATCGGCTCATTTCAACATTTCCTCTCTTATGGTTGCCCACTCAAAAGGCATTTCACTAGGCAAGCCATATCTATTCTTGGCCATATAACCAGGTGCTTGCTCAGTAAAAATAGTTCTGTCTCCAGCAACAGTCTTGGTAGTCATACCCATCTTGCCTTTGACTTGTACAGTTCCAACTTTGTAGTTGGCAAAAAAGACTGCATCGCTATGTTCTACTAACAAGTCAGCAGCTTTACGATGTAGTTTGATTTCATGTCGATCATGCGGATCATTAGATGGGTCTTCATATCTGCGAATCTGATTATGTGCAATCTGTATTACAGTCATAGACTTTTCATCTCTAAGTCTGTTAAGAATCTCAACATACTCTTTCCACTTATCAAGAGCTGCAACATAGCCTTTACCATATGCGGGTGTATCTATTTGCGCCCAACCATTTTCTTTACAAACATGATCCCATAACAAAGTTTCTAACCAGTCTAATGAATCAATACAGGCAACACGAAAATCATGGTCTTCTGTTAATAACGAAGTAAGATTGTTCATAAATTCTTCGTAAGTCTTGGCTACTGGAAAGTGATCGCACTCAATCTTTCCTATACCATCTTCAGATTGAACAATCACACATTTATCCATGCTTGCGGCAAATGATGTTTTACCAATACCACCTGGTCCATAACAAATAAGCCTTGGTGGTTTTACTTTACCTTTCTTTTGAATTGCAGCTAATGACATTACACACCTCCCTTAGTGTTATGCACTAAATGATGTAGTGCGTTAATTTTTTCATCAATAATGCTATTAAAAAAAGCATCGTTAGTAGCTTGTAATCTAAGTGTAGCTGACACTTTCTGATACAAGGGGTCTATAGTCGGAGTAATGTCCTCTTCGTATAGGGTATATTCCTTATCGTCTATGTTGTAAGACAAGACGGGTTCTTTCTTTGGTTTAACCATATTTCTCTCCAAGAGTAGTTTTATAAGTATCACAATCTGCTTTAGCATTACAGAATCTGCAATGATCTCCCGCAACAAATTGTGGGTTTTCTTCGTCACAAGCATCAGTTGCTTGTTTCAAATCGTTGTAGCCCCAATCAACTAGATTGGTAGCTGAAATCTCGTATGTTCTTATAGCGCCATCTTTATGCCAACCGCGTGGTTGTACAATGGTCAGTTCCATGGTGGTGTTCTCATCCCCATACCGCGCGAGCGCACCCAGTCCATAAATCATTAACTGCTTATTCCTTTCGACATCGACACCCCACTTACCAGACTTTAAATCTATAACTGCGATGCGATCTTCACCAATTAAAATTGTGTCAGCAGTACCAAAACATTTAGTTGATATCTCATCCATGTAGACTTTTTCTTCTATCAACATCTTAGCGTTAAGTTCTTCCTTTCTTTTATGTATGTACTCTACATAGGTTTCCGCGCACGCAATCATATCCTCATCAACTTCTATCTCGAAGTCTTCGACCACCTGAACTTTACCTAACCAATAATCACGCAGGGTCATGTCTTTGAGTCTGCCCTTTAATAGCATCTCGCACATCTCATGGATAAGTGTTCCTGTAGCCGCGGGGATGCCTACCTTGTATTCTGCTGAATAGTTTAGGTACGCGCTCGCTGGGCATTTAAACCAGCGATCTGAGGATGAGGGGCTAAATATTGCGTGAGCCATTGGAAATGTATGAGCTTTCTTCTAATTCTTTGATCTCAGTTAGATCATAAAGAACTTTACCGCCGATCTTATAATAGTTAGGGCCTCCGCCTTTGCGCCTTAAATTTGATAGCGCGTGTGGGTTTTTGCCCCACCTTTTAGCTAGTTGCTTAGTGTCTATAAAGACTCTATCGGTGTCTGTCATTTCCTAATACTCCCTTTTTGTATTTGAATGTTGTTAAATTTACACTAAAGTTATATGATATGCAAATATATTTATAAAAAAGGAGAAGAATATGAGTATAGATAATGTAACCCCAAAGGAATGGGATCAAGCAATCGATATGCTTGCGATCAATAACCAGGTAGGTGGCAATCATTATAAAGGCAATGGCATACAACCCATTGAGTATATTTACGCAAATGGTTTGTCATGGTCGATGGGTAATGTATTGAAACTTATTACCAGAGATAAGGTTGATAAGGTTGAAGACTTGCTTAAAGCCAAGCATTACATTGACCTTGAACTACAACTTGTACATGGTGTAGACGGAGAGGGTAACAAAATAGGCCAATATACCAAGGAGGTAAAGGTCTAGGAGTAAAGCAATGAACTTGTTTGATTTTGAAGACCCAGTTCTAAATGAGAGGAACAACAATACGCCTGTTTATATAAACAGATATATTGCGCGTTCTTTGATAGATGTAGCTGGGTTGGAAAATAAAGATCCTCAAGCATTAGCGGAGTATTTTCTACAAATAGGAATTAACTCCGTTAAGCATTATAAGGATCAAGAAGTTAAATTTGATATTGAAAATCTTTAACTAAGGTCTTTTAATATATCAATGATGTTTTTAACAGCATCATTGTTTTTCATGTGTTCATCAACGATGGTTAATCGACCTTGGTCTAAAGGTCTGGAAAACACCACATTTCTATGTGGTATAGAAACAAAAGCAAACACATCTATCTCATTATCTTTATATCTTCTGTGTGCAACTCTTTGACCTTTACGCATATCAAACCGCCAATTCTCTCTGCCTTGTTCTATTTTAGATTGAGTTTTTACTTGGCACTTATACAGCTTTAAATTATGTTCAAAGATGATGTCTGTGGATGCGTTGTGGGGAACAATGGTTACTGTGTCAGAAACTTGAGAGAGGATTGCTGCTGTGAGATATTCACCAAAACGACCAACTCGTTCTGTTGCAAGGGGCATGGGTTACTGGGCGGGTATTGCCACCTGTGGTTGTTCTATGGGTTGTTCTATTGGCTGCTCTACTTCTGGCATATAGTTTAAGTTATTTGTAATGGCTAAAATATTAATCACCCTTTTTAAAGCTTCGCCTTTTTCAATATTAATTTTTGCTAATTTTTCTAATTCTTCTACTGAATTTTTATTAACAAATATTTCTGCTAAATTTTTTGATGTTTTTTCTTGAACTCTTTTACTAAATCTACTTGCAAATTTTACTGTCCACATAAAAGCGCCAATTTGGGCTGCTTCTTTGGTAAACACTATTGCATCTGGTGGTTTTTGGGGATTATCGATATTAGTAAGAGTTGCAGTTCTTTTAAGTATTTCATTAAACTTGTCAAAACCGCGCAAAACTTCGTTTTTATTCAAACCTCTAGCTTCTGCTACTCCAGATAAAACCGCATTAAAATTTTTATTTAAGTTTTTTGTGCCAGATAATGCTTTATATAAATCAAAACCTGCTCCGAATGAAGGTCTGCCTGCTTCTGTTGTTTTATAAATTGTTTGATCTATTATTTGATCGAAGTAAGCTCTAGCTAATTCTGGAAAAGCCTGTTTGTCTATTTTGTTTATTCTAGTATATGTTTCTCTAATGTCGTTTGGCTTTACATTAGCAATACCAAAGATTTGATTTTTTATTTTAGCAGGTGTTACACCTTTACCAATTAAGAATGGCTCTACAGCTTCAAGAGCTGGATTTACTATAGTATTTGTAAGTTCTTGATATTTTTTTGTGCCAGATAAATAATTTACATTAGTTTTAAGAATTTCATCTAATTCGTTTAATGCTGGTGCAATTTTTGTAATTTCGCTGTTTTTAAGAGCCTCTCTTGGATTTGCTTTACCAGCTTTTGATTTGGCAATAGACTCTCTTGTTTCTTTTAAAATTTCACTTAAATTATTTATGTTTGTTTCTGGAATAATTTTTGTTTCAGAAATTTTCATACCAAGAGGTTTTCCATATTGATCTAATATGTTTGCAGTTTCATCTTTTGGTTTTATTTTTTTCTTAATAAATCTATTCTGTAACTCTTTAAGTTTATTTTTAGGTGTTCCTTTTCCACTTCTCTTTAAAACATTATCAATATTGTTAATTAAATTTAAGATTTGTGATTCATCTATAAATTCATTATCAGCAACTGAATAACCAGCTTGCTGTGATTTAAGGGTTCTTTCTGTGCTTGCTTCGTTGTATGCTTTTTCTGCTGATATGTTTGCATCTTTATAAACTTTTCTTAATGAACTTGGGTTTTTTGCAATGTAATTATCAAATAAATTTTCTGCCATTTTTTGTATTTCTTGTGGTCTATTTTTTATGTATTCATACATAATTCTTCCGCCCTCTGGAGAATTGTAAACAGACTCACCAAGCTTGCTAAGAATATCGCTTTGTATTAGTTCAGGGGCTGTGAGTTTAACTCCTTGAGTTTCAGCGTAAGCTTCTACTGTTTTTGCTAAGTCAATTTTTTCTTGTGGAACTCCCTTTAATGCCTCTGCTGCTAATTTTACAGCTCTGTTTGGATCTGTGATGTAACTAGCTATTCCGCCTGTGGCTAATGTTCCAAGCGTAGATACAACAGGATTAGCTCCAACCTCCTCTAAACCTTGTTGTACAATACCAGTAGGAATACCAACCTTCAACGCTCTAGCCAAACCAAGGCCCATTGTTGGTAATGTAAATTCTCCAATTGCTTGAGCTTGTCTTCCGCCAAGGGTGGGCGGCTCATACTCAATTAGTTCTTTTACTTGTGGTTGCTGTCTTATTCCTTTTCCAAGTAAACCTAAATACTCTGTTGTTCGACCTAATGGCATTTTTGATCTTATGTTTTTTAATAAATCAAAATATTGTGTAATCCCTTTTTCTTGTGTTGGCTCTAAGGCTTTTGCTTTTCTTTCTGCAAAAGATGCCGCTCCCTCAGTAATCATTTGGGGAAATTCCATCAAACCAGTTGTGCTTCTTAATCCGCCAGATGCATATGCTTTTGCATAATCTAGCGCAGTTTGTTTTGGTATTTTAGGTTGTGGCGCAAACTCTGTAGCAATGTATTCTCGTGCTTTTAATTTTGCCTCTTCTTCTCTACCAGCTTCACCCTCAATTTCTAAAATTGTTTTATTGGGTAGCTCAAACTCGTAAATTACTTTTTGCGCCATTTTTTATAGCTCTATTCTGATTCTTTGAACATCATTGGCTGGGCTGGTTATTATACTTGGGGCTGTTACACCTGCATTTCTCCAATCTCTACCGCCTAAAAATGGGTTTAGGTTTTCGTATTTTTTAGCTTTTTCAAGTTCTTTTTCATCGACACGATCTATTGTTGTGTCATAAACATCTTCATATTCTCTTATTTTTGTCTTATATACATTTTCAAGGTTAGCCACAGTTGCATTAACATTTGCTCCTAACTTCCCAATAACTTCCATAGCCGCTCTTAAATCATTGTCAGAAAGTCTTCCAGAGGGATCTAAGTCTTTAGCAGTAACATATGCTAATTTATAAAAAATAGATTTAGCTATAGCTCTGTCTCCACTAATTTTGTCTAATTCTTTGGAATATTTTGTATCCAATAAGTTGTCTATGCGTTGAAACTCTTCTGGATCTGTTGCTTTAAAGTTTTCAAAATCTGCCATAGTAAGAGCACTTTCTGCTTGATATTTGGCTGTATTTAAAAGATCTGCTAGACCACCAGAAACAGTAAATGCATCTGGATTATTTACCAAAATATTTGCTAAATCATTTACAACATCTAATTGTTTTTTTGCTTCAAGGTAATTTGCTTGGATAGTATCAAAAGGAGTTTTAAGGCCCTTTGGAATAACGGGTGGTTTAGTTCCAACAGTATATAATCCTCTGCTTTCCATTTCATCTAATACTTTTTTTGGATCTTTTGCATACTCAACTGAATCTACAGTTGCCGCACTTAAACCTTCAGAATTAAAAAATGGAATTGGCTCTGATTTACCATAAATTTTTTGTTCTAAAATATTTTTCTCTTTTGCTTGTGTGGGGGTTAATTTTAATGGATCTATTGCATCTAATGCCAATAATCTTGAGCTGTTCATCTGAAATTCTGTTTGGTCTTTTTTATCTGGAATTATAAAAGAAGCGCCTTTTTCTGCGCCTAACAATTTTGCAACTTCTAACATTCTAGGATCAACGACTCCCTCCATTCTTGTGAGAACATCTCCCCATGCTTTCTCTCTTTCTTCTTTCTTTTTTTTACCCTCTTGCATTTGCTCTAATGCCATGGTGTTTTGCACAAAGTTTTTATCGCCTTTTAAAGCGCCACCAAGTGCGTAAAGCATTAAACCTAATTTTTGGTTTTTAGATGCTTTATCATCAATAGGTGGCATACCAATAGGTGATTGCATAGGTTGCATAGCACCTGGCTGACCACCGCTTTGATTAAATGCTTTTAAAATATCTCCAAACGCCATTATAAAACTCCTTAATTAACCGAATGGATTTGTAAAACCGCCTGAACCAGGCAAAAGACTCATGCCATATAATTGAGCAGCAGATCCTAATACATCGCCTAAACCAGTTTTTTGCTGTGTTGTAGTCGTTGGAGTTGTAACCCCTTGACCCGCAGCCAATAAACCAAACTGTTGAGGCCCATAAGCCAAAGCTCTTTGGAACTCTTCGTAAGGTGCTTGTAGACCCATTTGTTGTAATTGTTGTTGTTGTAAACCAATCTGACCAAGCTGTCCAAGTCTTGCTTGTTGCTCTGCACTAATACCGCCAAGCAATCCAGCTCTCTGTTGTCTTGCGCGTAGCTCTAACTCTGGTTGCATCATAGCCATTCTTGCTTGAATGTCTTGACCAGCAAGCCCTGCCTGTTGAGATAATTCTGCTTGTCGCATAGCTCGTTGTTGTTGTGCTTCAAAGCCTGTTAATCCAGCTTGTTGACCTAACCTTGCTTGTTCTAATGCGCGTTGTTGTTCTTGACCCGCGCCAAATATACCAAGTTGTTGTTGTCTTGCTAGGTCGGATAATGCAGCTTGTTGTGCTTGTTGGAAACCAGATTCTCTTAATCCAGCAGCAGTTCTAGCCATTTGTTCTATGAATGGTCTTTGTGATTCGCTTTCTAATAAAGCAGATCTTGAACCACCAAACGCACCCGCACCGATTGCTCTGGATTGTGCTTGACCCCTAGAAATATCAGCTTGTCTTTGGATGTCAGCCATAGACTGTTCAATGACTTGTTGCGTGTAAGGTGATTGATATGCACCTATATCTTGGCTTAATAAGCCTCTAAATTCAGGAGTTTGAACGCCACCAATCTGTGCTGCTTGTGGGCCTTGCAAGCCTTGTATGGTTGGAGCTTGAAAACCTGTAACTGGTTGAATGGTTGGAGTTGGAGCTTGTGCTAATTCTTGCAATCCAGCCAACGGATCATACTGCATACCACTTTCAAACAAACCACGAGTGGCTTGAAACTGTCTAAGTTGATCTGGGTTAAACCCAGCAACTCTAGGGCCTGTGTATGGAACGAATGGTGTACCAGCTAATGATTTACCAGCTTGAAATAACTCTTTTGCTTGTGCTTCTTGGTATGCTGGTAGACTGATTGATTGTGTTGATTTGCCTTTACTCATAATTCTTTACTTATTAAATTTTCTGATTTAAAACCTAAATGTTTTAGTTTTCTTAACCATCCTTTTCTGCCACCGCCATATAATCTTTTACAACCAGCGGCTTTTGCAAATGCCTCTAAAGATGGCAACATATCCTCTAACTCCTTGTAATCACCACCACAAAATAGCAAGTTCATTGCTGTATTTTGGGGGAATACTACAAATTCAGTTATCATAGCCGACTTCTTAGCTGGCCATAAATGGAATATTCCATGTCTTATTTTATCCTCTATATCGTCTATTGTATAGGAAT